CGCCTTTGAAAAACGGCCCATGCATTTTGACTGCCGAATTGTTCATTCCCTCAATAAACTGACGGGAATCGGTATCTATAAAGAGGTCGCGGCTCATGTGAAAGGCTATCTGTCAACACTAGCCAGTTCTGCAAACGCCAAGAGAATAACCCCAAAATATCTCTGTAATGTCCAAATCGGCATCCCTCATAGCCGCTGGGTTTGAAGAATCATCAAAAGACTTTTGCGGGACATGAATGAAACGATATGAATTGTCCTCAAGGGTATAGACTATAAATTCTAAATAATCCTTTGGTTTTGCCTTGGGATCTTTGGATTCTGGTGGAGTCATAATCAAAAGAAGTTGCTTTGGCTCAAGTGTTGTTCCGTCATCTTCAACATTGATTGTAAAAAAATCCGTCGGATCGGTTTCTATTCCTAGCCTTTTGAAATTTTCATCAAGCTCCAAGGCGTTAATGTGATATTTTCCGTATTTCTGCCCGGCATATCGTCCCCATTGTATAAAGTCTTGCTCATTGCGTTGAGGTGGAACCTTTGTGTTAAAGCGAGAAGTGTCCAGATTACCCGTGAACCTTCCCTCAGAATCTTGTGTAATTCCAACACCGGAAGAGTAATTGTTTGATGAACTTGAACCTCCGCCACTTGAATTGCTTGACCCTATATCATTAGAACCTCCGTTTGAACCTCCCGCTGAACCACCAGCAGATTGATAGCCTGACTGAGATGATGATGAATCTGACTGATTAGATCCACCATCAGAACCTTTAATGTTTTGATCTGATGACGATTGTTGATTTGCTGATTGCTGAGTATTGCTTTGAGCATCAACAACAGCAACACCGCCCTTTTTGGCAACGGTTACTTTGTGGCTTTGAAAATCAGAAGCAGGGCCACCTTCTCCTTTAACAACTGTTGGATTTTCGCCGGTTTTATTTTTAGCAATCTTTTTTGTGCCATTTTTTACAACGCTTGCCTCAATGTCGTCCCAAAGAGATTCAGCACACCTTCCGTAATCTACGTCCAATAGATATTGCATTCGCTGATGCCATTCTTCTTTAGGAACGCCCGGAGCCATTTCCTGAAAGATTTCCCATGACATGAAACTTTTAATATACCATGTATAGGGAAGTGATTCTAAATTCTCAGGAGTTGGATGCGGATAATCCCTTTCATATCCTTGTGGGATCTTTTTTCTTGCTGGCGTCCCACTATGAGGAATGTTTTCCAGCGTGTAATAAAAACTCATTGATACAACAAGAAAACACGCTCACCGCCAGTTCCAATATAGGTTGCTTTCTTAAACTTTAGTTTGATTCCTTCTGGTTTATATTCCACATCATAGAAATCGGGTTGAATCGTCAGACGAGTAAAGTTGTTATCAAGGTCTGCGGCCTTTATGCACATCTGACCATACTTTTTGCCAATGTATGATTTAAAAAGGACAATACCATTTTCGTCTTTATCACCCGATGGAAGATTAACGCTCATCCGTCGTATTGCGTATAAATTGAAAATGCTACGTCAATCTGATCAACAACTCCAAAATTAACCCTTCTGTAATATGTCCGACGGACTTTGGTTTCTATTTCATAAGTGCCAGCAGTTACGGTTTTAATCTCTGAAAATGTTGGATCTGATTTTGCTATATCTGCCACGGATGGTATTGAACTAATTATATCAGATCCAATAGGAGCAATGTATTGGCGTGTTTGAACGGGCGCAAGATAAGGAAATGATTCATTGTTGTATTTCAGATTCTTTTGTTCCGTTGAAATTGTGATATATGGAACATTAAAGTCAGAGAAATACAGCGCACCATTAAATGTGCAATTAAAGGTAGTTATGATTCCATTGCACGATTCCGTTGGTTTAACAGACAGACCCATGTATGGATAGTCAGAGGGTCGGTATCCGACTTGTAGAATGCTTCTTGCTTTTTCAGTATAGCCAACCCTGCAAACATAGCTTCTGCTCAACGTGGCAAGCCGAGACATTGCCACGTTAATTGCGTCACCTTGAACTTGAATAAGTCCTTCCGCGCCGTGATAAAAGGTCGTCATATTAAGCAAGAACCATTACTGGCAAACGATCTTCAAAATATGGTTTGCCGCCTTTAGGCCCAAATTGTTGAGTCAAGTAACCCATGATCGCTTGAAGAGTTGATTCAGTAGCAAGTGCTGAAGCACCGCCGCCGCCAGATCCAGACCTTCCTCCTGAACTTGAACCTCCCATGCCACCGGTATCAAGAGGGCCAGCACCACCTTGATCCATCATGCCATTGAGTTGGTTAATCTGATCTTGGTTTCCGTAATCGTCTGCCGTTTTCCATGCTTTGCGCCATGAGTCCCAATAACCGCTTCCAGATTGATCTGCTCCGCCAAGTTCATTCAATAGGCTTTGCTGAAGTTGCGTGTCGCCGCTTGAGGCCGCATAATCCTGTGCGCGGCTCATGCCTCTCCAATACTGATTGTCACTTAACCTTCTGCTTGCATCAGCGGCCGCGCCGAACTGTTTGTTTTTCTTGTAGCCAGCAATATCAGCATTGATTCGGTCTGAACCATAATCTTGCGTAACTTGCGAATTGATTACAGAAAGTGCCTCTTGAGCATCAAGACTCAACTGCTTTAGGTTTTTGAAAAGATTTGAAGTAGGAGCAATTCCCATATCATTCATCAAAGAGGTGTCGGCAGAACTTGATCCACCGCCTCCGCCGGGTTGTTTTTCTGGTTTGTATCCGGGATACATATAGGGAACGCCGCCATTCATTTTGCTAGTGTCTAATCCTAACGCTTCAGCATACGGATTAAAACCGGGGCTAGTAAATTCTTTCCAAGTTTTTGCTCCACCTGTTAAAGCGGTCACCCACCTATCTGCGGCATCAGCAATCTTGTTCATTGTTACGGAATGAAGCTCGGCTTCTGTCCTTACCTCTTTTTGCTTTGCCAATGCATCCTCTGATAATTTGTTTACTGTTTCTTGTTGGCTTGCAACATCAAAGAAAGCATCAGATGTTTTGTAAACCTCTGATGTGGTTTCTGCGGTTTTTATTGCAACATCTTCAATCTGTGCTCCTACTTCCTCGGCGGCTCCCTTGACCTTGTTCATCTCAAGTGCCATCAGATCCAGTTTCTCGTTTGCTGTTGCTGTTAAATCTTCAGCCATCTGTTTGCCAATACCGGGAATAACTTTAACTGCATCGGCTACACCTTCAAGAATTGTTGCGGATAAAAACAAACCAATAACTTTAAACGAAGAAGTGATAACCTCGTATATTGCAGAACCTTCTTTAAATGTTTCCTCAAACATTGTGGTAAGGCCAGCAACAGCGGCTTGAAAAAGCCTGACAATTTCATTTGTCAGTTCCATAAACTTCAACTTGCCGGTCTCATAAATAATGTTGAAAGCATCTGTCCATTCCCCACCGGCAAGGCTTTCCAGAACAGCACGAAGCGGTTTGGAAATGTTTTCCATAATCTGTTGACCAAAAGCGGCGGCATCAAACTTGGACATTTTGTCCGTAAGCGTTGATAGAGATTCAATAAATTGACTGAGCAAACCAACGCCAAACTCACGAAGTTTGCCACCCAAGACGGTTAGATTGTCTCCAACTCTATCAAAAGAAGCACCAGAGGTTTTTAGGATCTCTTGAAGAGTCGTCGTTTCCTTTGACGCATTATCCATTTCTTCCGCATAGTTATTTAACAAAGCAAGAGTTTTGCCTCCTGACTTACCAAAAAGTTCCATTGCAATCGCAGTTTTGTCAGTCGGGTCTTTTATTGCTCCGATTGCTTCAGCTATTGCGGCAAATTGCTCGTCAGGAGAAAGCATTAAAAGACCTGATACAGATAGGCCAAGCTCACGGATCTTCTCGGCCTGTTTGCTCATGGGATCATTTGCGGCCTCAAGAGACTTTTGCATCTTGTTAATGATTGTCCCCAAGTCCTCGGCCGCAACTCCGTTGTTTTGAAAGGCCCGTTGAAGGACTACAAGATTTTCAGAAGCAATCCCGGTGCGTTCAGAGAGTTCAGAAAACTCTTTGGCAAAATCCAGACCGCCCTTGAATATCTCAATCACTCCTTGAACGGAAACGTATCCAGCCGCAAGCGCGGCAAGGCTTCCGACCATGCCTGTGAAAACGCTACCAAGGGCTTCCCCGGCTTTTCCTACCTCGGAAAATGCGCCAACGACAACATCTTTGCCGGTTACTCCTAAACTGACGGATACATCACTCATGGTGAGGCGGCGTCGGCCGTTTTAAGGGCATAGCGGATTTCTGTTCCAAGGCTTTTAAAGAATTTATCTTTAGAAATGCGGATTGCTTCTTCGTGGTCGGGTTTTCTTAATGCTTTATCGGCCCAAGGAAGTTTGTTTGTAAGAGTTATTTTTGGAGCCATCATATTGCTCCCGTCCATGACATTGTGAGGAACGCTGCCTGCATGACGTCTTACCCAAGTTGGTATTCCAGAAAGGGCGTCTTGAATGTCAGCATTTACAGAAATGGCACAAGCCGCCCACGCCGCTTTTGTAAAACCTACAAGAGCCTGTTTCTGTTTAATATATTCTTCAAGGTAGCCCGATTTAAAAACCACATCGCGCCCTTTCCAGCCCTTACGGACTCGCCCATAATCATTGCGAACTTTTTTGTGGAGATTTGGGTCTGCATAACCAATAAAATTTAACAGCATAAACCCTTTAACATTTCGTGAGATTGCAGAAACGCGAGCAATATCAAAGTCCTTAATTGCTTTTAGTAAATCTTTTCTCAACCGTTTGTTGTCTGTTACAATTTCCTGAACCGTTTCTTTAAATGATTTTATGTCACTTTTGAATGGAAGGTTGATTTTTTCCATTGGTCGCATGACACGAAGAATGTCGTTTTGCACTGCTTTTTCCCCAAGTTTCCTTGCTTGTATATCTTTCCCGTATGGAGGAACTGAATAAGCAAGGTTGACCGCCAAAAGCCTCGCACCACGACGCATGGACGCACCAATCTCTTTTCCTGTGACGTCTTGGTAACGCTTCATGCGCTCAAGAAGTTGAGTGTTATCAATCTGGATTTTAGGGGTCGCCATGTGTTCTTTACTCTCCCTCTGTCAATGGCGTCCAGACGTCATCGGCCCACCGGAGCATTTTGCCGCCGATCCATGTATGGTAATCCAGAAGGCGCATTCCCTCGCTGAAAGGTAATTCCCACACGATATAATCGTGGCTCCAACTTGTTTTTGAGGCGAGGCCGCCGATGTAGCTAATTAACCACGACGGCCTCCAGCTTTTTTTGGCAATGGCTCCCCGGAAGGCGCATCAAGTTCGCCTTTAAGTGAAGTCCTTGCTTTCACCATTTTATTGACCAATTCAAGGACAAGTGGAGTTGCTTCATTAAATACCCCGGCTTCATATTCATCCAAAAACTGATAAACTCTTGCGCGAAACTCTACACCATTAGCACACAAACGGCGGACTTGATCGCGTGGCTGTGATTGCGCCCAAAGGATAGCCCCGACATCAAAGGCAACAGAGGTGGTCTTTCCTACCACCAGACCGATGCCAGCCTCCATTAGCATTGCAAGATCCCCTGCCGAAATAGGACGAAGAGAAAGACCGGCAATCTCAATAGATGGTCGTAGGATTTCGTTGTCGAGTTCACGGTTTCTATCTTCCGTGTTAATCTCGGTGAGGTCATCAATGTTTTGTTTTTTCATAAGAGGTGGTGACGCTTAACTGGCAAGCCGGGCCAGTTGGTCGCGCTCGGAACGTCCGAGCAAAGAAGTCACAGCAAGGCGATGGTCGCCGCGCTGAAGAAGTTTATGTGATGGAACTTTGTGGCTTTCCGAAATTACATGAGTTCGGTTGAACATAATTTCCCGCGCCAAGAAAAAGACTGTTAGATTGGAAGGGCGGCTCATGCCTTCCGGGGCTGGCTTTTCCCATACTGAAATGAAATCGGCTATTGATTCGCCGGCATCATTGGTTCCTCTAAAATGCCAAAAGAATGTTTCTCGGCCTCCCTGCTCAATCCGTGTGCATTCGCTACCATTCCGAAAAGGAAAGCCTGCGGCATGAAGGCTGATTGCCAGCTTCAGATCGCCCGTAGAAAACCATACTCCCTCTAAATCCGAATTATTCATTTTATTCAAAAGGGGCAAAAGCCCCTAATCAGATTTGCGGGTAGCGACTAAAGTTGACCGTGATAGTCTTGAAAGCTCCTTGGGCTTTGGCGGTAGCAACGGAATCAACGCAAACGGTTCCGGTAGTGACTCCACCGACCGATTCCATGTTGGCAAGGGTGAGGGCCACACCAACCGAGGCGGCGGCTACACCAGATGTTCCAGCAATAGTTCCAGCAACAGAGCCGGTGACTTTCTGGTTTGAATAAGCAACTAAAGCAACATCGCCACTTGCATTTTTAATTTCAACCTTGTCCGATGATGCGGACATATTGAAAGAAGAGAGAAGGATTCCGGTTTCGTTAGTTGCGCCAAAAGTGACGCCTGCGGTGGAGCCTAGTAGGGTTGCCATGATAAACATGGCGACCTGTCAACTATTCTGTTAGAGAGAACCGGCGTGAACTGTTAGCGTCCAAGTTCTGCTAATTGTTCGATCACTTCGGTTATCTGAAACCGATCCGTCGTAAAGAACGCCAAGGACAACCACATCCGAGTTTGAAAGTGTCGTGATATTGGAAGAAAGAGAAGTTTCCACTTTGGAAAACAAGGTTTCTACCGAGGCGTTGCCGCTTGTTTGCGAGCTTGAAGCGGCGGGAAAAGCGTTTGCCGTGATCTGGATTTGAACCTGACAGGCATACACCTGAAATCCAACGATGGATTCAGAGCCGCGAGTAGTGGAAACTGTTATCCTTGGAACTACCGCAATCTCGCTGTCATCGTTTGCCGGGACAATGCGAATTGATCCCAAACCGCTAACTGCTTTTAGCCGAGTGCATATTGACCGAGATAGAGATTGTTCCAGCGTCATACAATGGCCTCTGCACAAACAAGTTCATATCCGTCAGCGGCCGCATTGACCGATTCAATCTGATAACTTTGACCTCTTGAAATAACCAGTTCTCCTATTTGTGGGACTACACCATTTAGGTTAACACTTCTGATTGCCATATTTGCGCCGCGATGAATAATGTGACCACCATTTTCCCACAAATCTTTCATAGATGTAGAACTTACAACGGCTGGAACCGTCATGCCGGCATAAATTACCGTTTCGCCAGCTACATCTTGCAAAGCTGATAAGGCTATATCTAAAAGGACATCGGCGGCTTTCACTTCTTGCGGCGTCCTGTCAATGGCTTGCTTTTTTTAAAAATGGAATCGTAATTGTTTCTGAAGGATTCAGAGAAACAAGAGCGAGGGCATGACCCTTTTCCATTGGTTCCAATACCCTGAGACTTTTTGAAGCTAGTAATCTCTCGTTTTGTATCTGCTATTCCAGCCGGTGAACAATCAAGGTTCATGTCGGTATTATTGGGTTTTCTCTACACGTTCTTCGGACGTGTCGATTTTCTTTGCATCTGGATTTCTACGATCAAAGACTTCTTTGCCAAAAGCATAGGCTTCCGGGCTGTTCATGATGGAGTAAGTGTTGTCCATTGGAACTTTTCCACCACAAGGATGATGATGCTGAAAAGTAATTGCCGATGGTTTAACAATTCCAGCTTTGTAAGCTCGGTGCGAAAACTCGCTGTCGGAATATACTCCGCGATATTCGCTTGAGAGGTATTCGCCTTCAGGAAGTCCAAGGGCTTTAGGAGCAGTCTTTGTGAATATGTGCGTGATGAGAAGGTCATCTGTTCTTAATCCATCTTTCACGGCAAGAATTGCCGGTGCATTTGTGTCGCCAATATCAGACAACACGGATTCATCCCACCATATCGGAGCCTCAATATCATCGGCTGACCCGACAATCACGCTACCTTGTGCGGCTTGATACGCCGTGTTCATATTTAAAACATACGTTCCTCCAACATCTTCAAGGTGACCGGCGGGTGTTAGCACATGGCGAAACCGGCCAAGGATTGATCGGCTTTCCATATCGTCCTCACCAATCGCAAAAATGTATTCCACGGAGGCCGGGTCTTTTGCCCTTTCTAGGAACTTGGCGCGGATCATGGCAGACTGAAGAGGCCGACCGCGAACAGGGTGAAGGACGCTGATCTTCTTTCCACCCTTCTCAAACATTGCGGTTTCCAGTTTGTCGGCATCTTGATCCATGCCATTCAGCCGAAGGGCGCACGTTAGGACATAGATTCCCGCCCATCCATAAAGGCCATTCCTATGCGTCCAAGGGGTTTCCCTTGGTGTCGGCAAGGCAATAGCCATCCGAGCGAGTGCAAGGGCTTCCTGTGGCCTTGCAAGGTCGCTATATGTGGCGGACATATAGCAAAGGGCTTCACGCCTCCACGGTTCCATTCCCCATGCCTCGCGAAGCAACGCCAGCCGAGCGTCTGCGTCCTCAGTCCAGCGTGACAGCATGATATACAACTCATACGCTTCACACGTTTGCAGAACGCTTTTATCCTCTTGCCATGTCTTAATTGCCGCCATCGCGGTATTGATGGCATCGTCCTTGCGCCCCAAGGCTTCGTATTCTTGGCAAACGTAAAACTGATAGCGGGCTTCAGGAGGAAGCGACTCTATAATGCGGACATTCCGTTCATTAGGGCCGTCAATACGGTTTGTTCCGGGGAGGTGAGTGATTGCGGCAACATCATCCTGAGCGCGGTCAGCATCCTTGTTATTGGGAATTAAATGCTCATGAACTGCACCTGACCATTTTGCCGTTCCTGTTCTGACAATACGCTCCCTGAAGGGTGAGAGGCCGTTGTTGGAAAGCCGATAGGCCATGTGAAGAATATCAAATCCCTCTCCGTTGATTAGCTCCTTGATGCGTTGAACGCTGGCCTCATCAATTACGTCGTCCGTGTCGGCCCACATTAAGAAATCGTGACCGGCGGCTTCTCCCATATCAAAAGCCTGTTGCCTAGCCGCGCCAAAGTTGTCCACATGAGGCCAATCGGCGTGATCCTCGGAGTTCTTATAGATGCCAACCTTGCAACCAAGACCCTCGGCAATCTCAAGCGTCTTGTCGGGCGTTAAACCGCCTACCGCTTGAACAATATAAATGTGAGGCGTTAACTGTTGAAAGCTAGTGACAAAGCGTTCGATTAAATGCTCGACGTTCCCGGCAATGGCGCAAAGCGCAATGGTTTTTTCAGACATATTCAACGACCAAAAAATGTCAACACGGGCAACAAAAAGCCTCGGTCACCGTTAGGCAACCGAGGCGTTTCTGTGGAGGGATGAAACCTTACGAGGCAAAGCGAACCGCACCCTGAGTTACACCGGCAGTCCAGCCTGCAAGTGCTTCAAATGTCGTGAAATGTGTTCCCGACGCTGGTGCATAGTGCCTGCGGTATGTGAGCGAAAGTCCACTCTTCTCATCGGTCACAACTTTGCTCTCGATGTAGTAGGAAGAATCCTGTGGAACCAGAGGACGAACCGCCAGAGCGATTGCCGAAGGATGAGCAACAAACCCCAGCGTATTGGCGGTGGATGGGATTGAAGAAACCTCAATCACATCAAGACCAAGAACGCGAGGAATGCGACCTTCCTTGATGGCGTCACCACCAAATGCAAGGTTGGCAAGCAAGTTTGTGCTGTCACTCAGGAGGGTGTCGAAGCAATCGTTGTTGAGAACCATCACGGCCTCGTCAATAGGAACACCGGCGGCGGCAAGGGTCTTGCGAGCCTTGCGGACGTTAGCGATACCGAAGCTGACCGCGCCGCTTGTCACGGTGCTGGTGGCAAAGAAACCCGTGGTGCAAACCAACGAGGTCATCAAAGCCTGTGAGATTGCGATAGCAACCGACTTGCCCTGCTGCGAAGCAAACTTCTCAATATCAAGGAAAGAGGAATTGTGCCATTGGCTATCCTTGATTCCAACTGTTGCCTTGCGATACTGACTTAGGCTGATGTCGGCATTGGAAGCCGAGCCGCTGTCTGCACTCTCGTAGCTATTCTCCGCCGTGGTAGCCGTGATATTGGCAACGAGGGGAACGCTGATGACCTGACCGCGACGAGCCGCATCCGCCTGATAAGAGGTCGAGAAGCGAGCAAAAGGGGCAAGCGTGTTAGTGAACGCCTGAAGAGCCAACTGGCTGATCAGCGTGTCGTTTAGTCCTGTGATTGTGACGGCCATTGTAGTGTTTGGTTGGGGTGATTAGTTGTTCGTGATTACTTGATTTCAGCCTTGGGAAGCATTGCGCGAAGTGCTTTGTCATTGGCGCGAGCAAAAGCAATCTTCTCTTTAAGTGAGAGGGATTCAAACTTCTCGACAAGGTTTTCCTCAACTGGCTCGGTAGCAACCGGGGAAGCACCTTTGCCAGCCTCTTCCAGAACCGAAAGCTTGCTCATAACCGTGTCGAGTTTTGCGCTCATCTCGGAAGCGGTTTCCTTGGCAATGCTCTCGTCAATGGCCTTCTGGTCATCGGTTTCGTCTTGTGCAATAAAAGCGTCAATCTTGTCGGACAAGGCTTTAATCTGAGAAAGAATCTCGGACATAGGATCGGCGGCGGTGTCGGTAGGAGGGGTAGGATTTGCCATAGCGGTTGTAATTTCGGAAGTGTCAACCTTTGGCACACTAAAAAGCCCCATCATGTTTGCGGCCGGTTGGTCAACAAGGTCTGCGGAATAGATTTCTGAACACGTTGAGTAAGCATAATCACCCTCAATCCGAGGCGTTCCGCTAAATGAGATGGAAAGGCCAAACTGATCTGGCATTTCGGCGGCAAGTTCTAGGATGTAGTCACGAGCATCGTGCTTGCTGAGAAGGTGTAAATCGGCGCGGAGTTGCTTGCCATCAAGATTGAAATTACGGAGTGAACCCACAATGCTTTCCGCGCCGCTGTAATGGTTCATCTTTACTTTAAGACCGCCCGAATAAGAGGAGGCGCAATCCATGACCTGACTCAAAGTCGTAGAATCAATCATCACTTGCTTCTGCTCGTATAAGTGACCGCGAGCTTCGCCTTCCGTAATTACGGAAACGCCTGTTATGATTCCCTTGTCGGCGTCAATGCGTGAATCGGCGGCAAGGGCAAAATTAAAAATTGAATCCTTCATGGTTATGGCGTGACGTCAACAGGGGCGGCATCTTGAATTGGTTCAGGCGTAAAACTATCAAGTCCACCAAAAATGCCTTCAATCAAAGCATCTGTCACAAATGGAAACGATGATTTTGCAATCGCAACGCCTGAGTGTTTTGGCAAGCGTCCTTCTGAAACAGCTTTTGCTATATCAATAAGTGCCTCAACTTGCGCTCCGTTTAGCGCGGTAGATTGCACGTCCGCTGAGTTCATTTGAGGTTTATCATTTTTAACTTCTATTGATGAAGGGTTTTTATTTTCCCCGGTAGATTGGTCAGTCTGTTGTATTGATGAAACCCCGCTTCCCTGTCCGCCATCTGTGGAATCGGTATATTCAGGGGTAACAATCGGTGCGCCTGAATGGGTGGCAATTACTTGAATCAGTTCAACCGGGATACCGGCTGTCTCAGCCTGTTTCTTGACCCATGAAAGCTCCTTGATCTTCTGAGTGATGACCTCTTGCCAATCGTCTCCACGTTCTCCGCAAATATCTGCAATGGATCGAAACCCGATTTTGTAGTCCTCTCGGTCTTGGGTGGAATCTCTGCCGTTATCCACCGTGATTTTCCTTGGAGTCTGCCAAACAACAGGCCACCAATCTTGCGGCGCATTTTCAATTTCTTTGCGTTTTATTGCCTTAGCAATCACATACCTCCAAGTGCGAGAAAGAAATCTGTTAATGATGGTTGCCTGTCTTTGTTCAAACCTCCTTGCGGCTTTAGCCATAACAAACCTTTGTGCTGTTCCAGCAAGTTGGCTTGCGTCGTAGCAAAACTCATACGGAAGTCCAAGGCCAACAGAGGCAGACCGGATTAACGCATCCGTGAAGGGGATCAGATTGTTGTTGGGGCGATCCGACCGAAAGCTATCAACGCTTTCCCCAGTCTTGACGCGAGGAATCATGCCGCCTCCAAAAATATCCTCAACAGTTATTTTGCCATCGCTTGAGGAGTTTGTATCTCCAAGAAACCCATCACTCACAGAGCCGGTCTTGTTGCTGATTACCAAACCAAGCGCGGCGTTGATTTTGGCCGAAGAAATCTCAAAGCGTCGGAGGTCATCCCGATCTGCTAGGTCATTGATTGCAACCGCTGTCCGAGGAAAGCCTCTGATCTGATCCGCCCTTTCAAGCTCGGTGATGTGGATCATATCCTCAGCTTGAACCGTTGTGAAGCTTGTGCCATCTCCGCCGGTTAAAATATAATACTGAACCGGACGTCCCAGAGAAGATAGGCGGACGCCATCAACAATGTTTTTGTCCTGTTGAAGCGCGGGAGGGGTGGCGACTCGGTGAGTCTCTATGAGTTGGAGTTGTGGGTATCCATCTTTTGATTCTGTAAGAATACAAAAGATTTCTCCGTCCCGATCAATCGTCTCGGAGACAATTTTCTGAATGGTCGCCATATCCATGCGCCCGGTAATCTCAGGGATCTTGCACCACTCCTTCCAATAGGATTCAGCCGCATTGTTAAAATCATCCGATTCAGTCCTTGCCTGTGGCATAATTCCACTTCCAACAGAGTAGAGGGCAAGATCCATAATTGCCCCTTTTATGACTGAATTGTTATACCACAACTTTCGAGAAAGGGCGACAAGGCGGTTGCGGTCGCCAAAAGAGACATCAGTCCTAGAATCTGCCGCCGAAACAACAATGTAGGGACGTTCCTTGGTCAGCGGGGCCGCCGCATCAACCATTCGCTGAAACTTAAAAAGATTAGGCGGTAGGATACGCGACAGAATGTTCATTTACAAAACGTGGGTAAGTTACACTTCGACCAGATTGTTTTCCTAATTGAATTTGCAGGGCATCATAAATAATGTGTTGCAATTCAATAGATGAGTAATCTTTAAGCAACGCGGCTGATCTTCCGCCTGCTGACGATTGAGTTACAAAAGCCAACTCACCGCGACCCTCAAAAATGCGAGTTTTGCAATCTTCATGAATTTTCAGGAGTTCTGCTCCTGTAAAATTGATTGCAAATAGCCGGGCGTGAGTCATGCCCTCCGCGAGTCGTCAACTTATGGCAAGGACATCCCGCCACCTCTAGCGGAAAGCCATTAGCTTTCCATCGGTGGGCGGGAGTCATCTTTTTTGTTGTCGTCAACTATGCCAGAAACTTCACTTTGTATAAGTTTTCCAAAGGCCGCATAAGCACAAAGCATTGTTTCACAATCGTAAAGGTGATCCGGTCGAGATTTTACCCTAACCCATTCGTAGATGTCGCGGCCCGTCCGTCGGTCAATCCGATGGCGTTTCGTATGACTCTTCAAGTGTTCCCGATATTCAGGAGAAACATCGCTTGCAATTTGCCAATCTGATCCACGACCTCGCCGTAACCATGCAAGTAAGTCCTGACAGGCGGGAGAAGAGAACAGAAGGAGCATACACCCGGCATCGGTCATCTGTGGAGGAGAGTGAACCTTGCGAACTGGAACCATGTTAATATGGTGGGTATAGGAGTTACGATCTTCTCCCTTAAGGGCTGTCCAACCATACCGAGCGCACACCCGATATGTGTCTTGTGTCTGGTATCCAGAATCCATTGCCACAAATTTCGGTTTTACTTTTAGGCCAACACAAATCCTTTCGTATGCATCTTCAACAGTCTGAATCCTTCCTTCATCAATGAGGCGAGAACTGCCATCATCCGCATAGGCTCGGACAACATACCAAAGGTGATCAATCTGACGGTCAATCGCGGCAAGGCGTATCTTTTCCCGATCCCACTCCGCGCCCTTTTGATGAATGCCAAGTGTCGTGATCTCCTCCACTTCATCGTTAAACTGATCTTCCCAAGGGAGGGCCAGCCATGAGTTCACAAAGTTCTGCAATCCCTGAAGGTATCCCTTCTCTGTAAGGAATTTTGTGGCACACATCGCCCATGTTATTTGCGGCGAATACAGAGAAGAGATTTGCATGGATCGACGACCCGGCTCTCCCTTGTTTGTTGCTCTCCATTCACCACGGGCAAGCATGGCGTCCTTGTCGGAATCTGTTATTTCTCCGTCGCAAGA